ACTTACTATGGCTATCATAGAATGAAGTAAGTACTGGGATAATCCCACGCTTCATTGCGTCTGCACTCAGGAATACAGATAATTCGTCGGAAAATATAAGACCATAACATTGTTCGTTAACCTTAGACTCAGTTATTGCATCAATCAAAGCTTCAGGGGTAATCTTTTGAGCGAAAATCATAGGAGGCTCATCCATAGCGATAAGTAATTTACGACCAATACCTACCGCTACGGACTTCCTACATTTAGCACTTGCTGCTATCATGATTATATAGAGGTTTGGGAAAATTGTATATTTAATTCGTGGGAGCCAGACATTACGACCTACAGCTGCACTGAGAACGGCAAAGCCAGTCATTAGGTTGAAGGCTTTAGGGCTTTCTTGTTCTTTAGTGTATTCAATATAGGTGTCCAGCCAAGGCTGAGGACATTTTCTCACTTAGGTATCTCCAATTTTTTAAGATTACCCCAATTATCTCCTACCTTAATATCAACAGGGATTACCATATGCATGCTATTAAACAGACCATAAGCTATATCCAAATGTACCTCAAAGAAATGAGTTATAAATTTAAATAGATGTAATGGGTCTACATCCATAGGTACCTGCATTAGAACTGAATCATGCACCTGCATAAGTATTTCCCAATCTTGAGGTAGGGCATTCCAAGCTCTAACTAGACTATGGTTAAGTAAATCACTAACTGTTGCTTGAGGTACATAAGCTACCGCTTCTTTGATGAGTTGCGGACTCCATCTGTTAAAGAACGTTCTAGCTCTGCCAAGTGGAGTTCTAAGCGTTCGTGTTTTCCGTAGCTGTTCCTCAACTTGTCTGTGCCATAGTTTAATGCAAGGATACATTGCGTGATACTGATTAAGTAATTGTTGAGCCTCATTTTGGCTTTTTCCAATGTGTGCACCGAATGTCCGTGCTCCAATTCCATAATTAGCTGCATGCACCAGAGTCTTGCCAAGCTGCCTTTCTGCTCCAGTAACTTCTTCAACTCGTTTCCCAAAGATGAGTGCTGCATTTCTAATGTGAACATCTCCGTTGGGATTAGAAAATAAAGCTTGTAGCCTGGACTCACCCGCAATGTAGGCAACAACTCTTGCTTCTGCTTGAGATAGATCAGCGTTAACGAACATTTTTCCCTCGTTGGGTATAAAAATACCTCTAACGAGGTTCCCCCTAGGGATGTTTTGCAAATTGGTGCCGAATCCATATATAGACTCACGACTTGATAATCTTCCAGTAATAGTTCCCGTAATAACATAGCTACACCGTATCCTTCCATCACTCTCTATTGGAGCTTGTATATAGGTTGATAATAATTTTCTTGCCTTTCTAATATCTAAGATTAATTCAAACACTGGGTTCGGGAATTTCTTAGCTAGTTTCTCAACAGCCTCTGCGTTAGCTGTGATATTATTAGTAGCTCTATTCCTTTGAACAGGAAGGTTTAGTTCCGTATATAGAAACTCCTTCATTTGCTTATGGGAATTAGGATTAAGGTCGTGTCCTACAACAGCTATTAACTTCGTCTGCATTTCCTCTATGTTTTTAGTAAGAGTAGCATCTATCTCTGCACGTTTCTTCATATCAATACGTACACCCCTGCGTTGCATTTCCATTAAAGGTTTAATCAATGGGTGGGAATATTCTCTATAAAAATCATGGGTTCTAAATTCCTTAAGTTCCTTTTCTATTTCCATAGCACATTCCCAAGTTGCAACAGTATCTAGACAATTATACTTCCATAGTTTATCTGGTCCACCATGTCCACTATCTTTATAGTATGGACGGAGAGTGTATATAGAACATAGGAAATCCAAACCCTTCCTAAGCTCTGGGTATATACAATGAAATGCTATCATAGTATCCATCCAAAGATTAACAACTTTGACTCCCCATTTATCTCTTAAATAGGTCATATCAAATTGAGCATTTTGTGCTATAAAATTAACGGTAGGGACTAGGAATAGCTCTCTTATTTTCTGCACGATAGCTAGTTCTTCCTCAGGTGTCCACCAGGAATTTCCACTATAACATATAGGGATACATACAGAATCTTGTTTAGAATATGCAAAACCTATACATGTTATTTGGTCACCTCTATCAGTTTCAATATCAAAGGTAACATATTTTTGAGATTTCAGAGCTTCAATACAAGCAATTGCTTGCTCAAAGGTAGGATTGATTATAAAGTTGTCTTTATAAGGGTGGGGGAATTCAGGGAACTTGGATTGCTCCTTAATCCTGTGAAAATCCATAACACTTACAGGACGAAACTCATACTGACGCATTATCATTGCAGGGTGCAGAGCAGGAATAACCTTAACTCCTTGACACCCTAGGATACTTCCTCGTAGTAAAGTAATGCCTCTTTTACCAGTAAGAGCATATAGGGATTCATTACCTAAAGCAACAACCAAATTAGGTTTATGTTTCCTAATGAGATTGTTTATTCTATCATGGGCATCTAGTAACTTCTGTGTTGGTACTCGTTTACTTTTATCTTTATAGAATACCCCAAAGTCATTCTTACTTGGGCGTTCTTGGATAACATTATCTATGTAAATATCATCTCGTTTAATTCCAACTGTGCGTAAGATACCATCTAGTATCTGCCCAGAACCTCCAACAAATGGACGACCAGTTCTTTCCTCATTAGCTCCTGGACATTCGCCTACTAGCCATAGCTTAGAGCTTAAAGCTCCTTCTCCAAAAACCTGCATAGATACTCCTTATTTTAACGGCTTACCACACTCAGGACAAAACCCTACATTATTAGGTATTTCCTCTCCACAATGTGGACATATAATAGTGTCTTTATTCTTGGTCATTGCTTAACCTTTTACAAATAGCCATATGGTATGCTTCATCTTTCTCAACTACAATAGCTCGTCTATTGGTATCTCGAGCAGATTCAGCAACCACACCACTACCAGCAAAACCGTCAAACACTATCTCACCAGGTAAACTAAGCAGGTTTATAAGTTCTCTTATAAGTTCTGCGGGTTTCTCAGAAGGATGTATCTTTGTATTACTTGGGACTCTCTTGGTATTAAATACATCACAAGGAGTACCATTTATTTTCCGTGTTCCTTTACGTGCATGAACAAACACCTCATAGGCATGGGTGAATGTTGTTCCTTGAGATGCATATGAACCACTACCCTTGTTCCATATAAGTGGCATGTGGTATACCCAGAAACCATGTTTTTCTAATAACTGCTTAATGCGAGGAAACTTATCTATACCACAGAAGAATACTGCGTGTCTATCATTCTTAAGCACCCTAGTGAGTTCTGCAAAAACCTTATCTAAGAGGTCAAATGTTTCAAAATCCCCATCTGCATAGGTCTTCTGTAATGTACCTTTACCAAAAGTTCCAGCGTTGTTAATATCAATACCATATGGAGGATCAGTAAGTATCAAGTCAACACTCTCTGCGTCCATAGTCTTAAGATAATTTAAGCAATCATCATGTATAACATTAGGAACATCTAGGATACCTTTATGTTTAAGACGTTTAGCTAGTTCCTGTTGTAACATAGCTTCCTGTTTCATCTTAAGTTTCTTATAAGCTGTAGTCTTGGATTTCTCCTTCATCAGTTCTGGGAAGGCTCTCATACCCCTAGCCAACTGAATGTCCATTGATACAGTTCCTAGGGATTCCCCTAATGCAGCTGCAGTATCTTTCAACTTCCAACCACCAGAGTCATGCCCTTTAATTGCAGACCCCTGTAACTTTTGCTTAAGTACATGCAATTGATTTTTAGCACTAACTTCTTCCTGCCAAGTGAATGCCTTGCGTTGGATATTCTCTTCAAGTTCTATTTCTTTCTTCTCTAACTCACTTAACTCGTTTATATGTTTGACCTCAATATCCTCTGCCTTAAGGAACTGGTGAGCTCTAAAACGACGTTCTCCTGCGATTAAACCATTATTCTCGTCAACAACTATTGGATGTATAAGTCCATACTTTTTAATAGAAGCTGCGAGAACATCTATATCAAGGAATTCCTTTCGGAATCTATCACCAACGGTGATGTCCTTCATTTTTAGTTTCATTTATCCTCCTTGGTGGTAAGACATTTTAGCATTAATAAAGTACCACAGGTGTTACACCATCCAACATCATTAAGGGAAACTGATTCACTAATGTTGGTACTGTGACATACTGGACATACACGCTTCATATAATCCTCCCACTTATAAACACCTTACCCCTTGCCTCTGCGTGAGTCATTATTTTACCGTCTAACTCTACTTTACCATCAAGGGCTAAGCCATCTATTCTTACTAACTTGTTGTTTGAATCCTTAACTATTTTGTACTTTCCATCGGGGATTTTAACCTTGGGCTTTGTAGTTGTGGTTGTTACAGCTGTTGGCATATCTGCTACTAATGAAGGGGAAAATACTGATGGTATCTGCACTGTTGCTGTAGTTTCTGGAAGTCCATCAATGACCTTATCTAATATAACTTTAGCACAACCAATCTTTACTAGAGTGTTATCAGGTGTCATATCTTCTTGGTCTAACATTTTGCTTATTGCTTCTAACATTTTCCTTAACATAAAAACTCCTTTTCATAATTTCAAAAATTGAACTTGTGGAGAGGCTGGCAGTTGAATAAGCCCTTATTGGTGAGATAAGGTTTGGTTCTTCTGCATTCTTAGCGTTATAAATTCTAAGTTACAGGCTACCACGCCACAACCTCTCCTAAGTCCCTTAGTTATTTAACTGGGATGAATTTCTTGATCTCGTTAGAGAAAACACCCTGGTATTCCTTAATACCTACCTGTGCATCTAACTCTGCACCAATCATAGTATCGGTATCTAGGTCTGCCCATGCTATACCTAGAGCATCAGTTAACTGACGTAACCTGAATTGAGCTCCAACTTTAAGTGTTGTGATCTCAAAGATATGACCAGGTTTCCCCTTACCATTTATTGTACCTATGTTTGGGTCAGCTAATTCCAATTCCCAATTAAGGTAAGGTCCAGCAGGTCCTTGTCTCTCATCAACCTTAACTATCCTTAGACGATACTTACCTGCTTCTACGTACCCAAAACCTGTTGCTTCTGTGGTCGGATCAACTGTAATCTTCATGTAAATCTCCTTGTTTCTACTAAATTATTATATTAAATCACCCCTGATGTTTATCCTCTGTATTATCACCTCCCCGAGGTTTAGCATCCTTCTTATGTTCTTCTAACCATTCCTTACGACGCAGTGCTTTCTCCTGAGCTTCAATTTCTTCAAAGACATTTTCTGCGTCGGACATTCCAGGAATATATTTTTTCTTATCCATTATTTACTCCCATAAATTTTACTAAAGTCTGCTTCTACCATCTTAGGTAAATCCCTTGAGGTTCTACAACTACGCATGGAGTCTCCAATAGTATTCATTTCATAAGTTGCCTTATCTCCTCGGATAGTCTTCTGCATGTAATACACTTCCTCAAAGTCCTTACCAATCTTACCTGCCATTTGACCATTGATTAAAGGTCGATAGCTAATCTTACCAGTAAGTTCGTCTTTATCAGCTTTCTCATGGCAAATAAAAATTACATTAGCTGGTAATCTTAATAGGGTATTGTTGACCTCTTCATAGTTTGAGAGTAGAGCTCCATATAAAGGTAAGGTCATAGTTGCAGTTCCATTAACAGCCATTAATAATCTGCGGATATGCTCATCCATAGTTGTGTAACTGTCTAGGACAACAGTATTAATCTTTACCTTTGCTCCCTTGTGTTCAACAATACATTTGTCTGCAACAAGCTTCTCAATCATATCAACGAGGTTCATATAACCTAGTGGTCTCTGTACGGTCATCTTCTTCCCAGGTTTCATATCAGAAGTTGCTAGTCTCTTAAGTCCCATAGTTGATAGAGGTTCCTTTAATGCCCATTGGATTAGTTGTCCAGAGTCCATCTTAGACTTTAAGTTAACCATCTTATGTAGTTTGTTGTCGGTGTCTAGATATAGAACTGGACCTGGAGCTGTAGATGCAGCTGTTGTTTTCCCAGAACCCCAGTCGCCTATTAGCAGGCATGAGAAATAGTTCATTTAATTACCTCCAACTTTTTTTCATCTCTAGAGAATAAAGTTAACTCAAATGTAGTGTCTTTTGTTTTAATAATGTAGTTCTTTACGTGCGTTTTCGTTTCCAAATCCATACCCATTCCAAGCTTATGTGACTTCTTTTCTTCTAGTCCTTCTACATCATGTATACTCATAGATATAAGATTCATTATTTATTCTCCTCTTTTGGTTGGGCATAAGGTTCCCATTTACTAACAACATATTCCCTTTCAATAGTTCGTTCATCTGCTCCATACTGACATAGCATTTTGTAGGGGCAGTCATAGTTGTAATAGAAACATGCTTCTTTCTTCTCTGCTTCATAGAACTCATTGTTCTTTTCACACCACAAGATATCCCTAACTATCCTGTTGACATTAAGTTTAAATCTTGCCTTAAGCTCAGGACTACGAGTCACTGGATATCGTACAAAATGATCCTCAGGTTTCTTACTCTTAGCTGTAGGTCTTAAGAGTTCCTTCCAAGGTTCAAGTGCATTGATTAAACATCCCATACATTTTTCACCAGTGAAAGCCTCAGCTGCTAAGATATACCCAGTAACTTGCTTTTCAAGGTCAAACTGTCTGAAGTATGCAGATCTAATAAGCGACGTTGTTTTGTGTTCCATAATCCAAATCTGCCCATCCCAACGGATAGGTAAATCCATTCTTCCACCATACATTATATCCCCAATGGGATATACGAATCCTGCTTCAGGTTTACCAAACACCTCAAAAGGTTCTTTTTCATAAACCTTAGCATAGTTCTCAAGTAGCTTAACACCATTTGCTACTGTTCTTTTGTCATCCCCTTCCCTATCATTATAAGTTTCCTTAAAATTAGCGATAGCTTTTTGCATATTTTTCTCGCTGTACCATATGTCTAGGGCTTCATGGATAGCTCCACCGAACAGTAGTGCATTGGACTTTGTCTTAGTTTGTAGATGTTTTACTGCAAAGTAGTAATATTTCCTACGACACGTTTGGAATGTGTCAATGGTTGTAAAGTCCCAAATTCTTTCACTCATTTCCTATCACCCCCTACTAAATTTAAGATAAGATTTTACAATGTCAGGATATTCCTTTTCCAACTTTGCAAGGTTAATATGATCTGCGTGTTCAATAGCTCTCATCAAAGCTGTTTGAAACCCACCTGCATATGCATATTCTTTTTCCCAATCCTCTTGTAGCATTTTAGTCATTCCTTATCACCTCCTTTTTTGTAAATCTCAGGGATTAGTAAGCTCGCAGGTGAATTACCAGTCCAACTACACCTACACCTTTGCAGAGTATTCGCATACCTGTCAAAAGCAACCACCCAGTATAATCCCCAAGATTAGATTTTATCTCCATCATTTTTTATCTCAACTGGACAGTGTCCGTATTGTTGAAATCTATTATATTTAAGTTTTACGTCACAAGGGTGACAATCTCCAAAATTAGGACAGGGGTAAAAGTCATCAGTTAATTTAACTGTACCTAACATATCCCCAATAGGTGTATTATATTTATATAAATCTGAATGACATCTAAAAACTTTACCATCAGGGGATAATAATAATTCCGAGGGTTTACATATAACATTGGAAGTATAACCCCTAGCAATAGCTCCAGGATATTTATATCTCCCATATAGTTTATGTTTATAAAATCCTAGGAACTCCTTAACCCTGAAATCTATTTTGTAATCGTCACATATATCCTTAACCTTTAGCATAAGTCCTGTCATAGTTGGGTGGTCTGTTGACCATATACCAACGGAATATCCATGTTTATTAAGAGCTATTACAGTTCGTAACATCATTCCAACATCAGTCGTAGGGTGTAAGCTAACTCTTATTGATGCATATTTAGCATTTCTATCAAATTTACTTGGTTTTATCTTGGACATAAATTCATCACTATCAAAAGTCCCATTGGTTAAGAGGTCTACATTTCCATCAGGTATAGAATTAACTATTTCATAGAAACCTGGATGCACTGTGGGTTCACCACCACCTAGGGTAATAGGTAACTTCTTGGTTGCGGGTATTCTAGATAAAGCTTTAATCCAATCCTTAGTATTAAGTGGTCTTGGACAGGTGAGAGCATAAAACCTATTAAGACAATAGTCACAAGACATGTTGCAATCATAGGTAAGATATGCCTCAATGTAGTTATAATGTTTGGGTAACTCTATCTTCTTCATTTTAACTCCTTATTAACTTTTATGTTTACACCTATTAACCCAAGATTATAGTCAAGTTTCTTAATATCATCATTAGTTAATTCAAGTTCAAACCAAGTTCCAGAGCCATTTATGGTATTTCTAATCTCAATCTTTCTCATTGGTATTCTTGCTAAATCGTGGCTCATCCTTAAACCTCACCATACTTATTATATCGTTCTATCAGTAACACTGGTTCATCTTTCTTGTATGCATCCTTATAAAACATAGGAATATGGTCTGGTTCTATAAGGGGAATGGTGAGCATATAGGGTGAGAAGATTTTAGTATAATCTGCCTTATGTTGTAAACCTACATCAAACTTTTTATCTTGATTACCTATGATAGCTCGTATGATAACAGGAAGTTTAACCTTGCCACCACTCATGGCGGGTATCTTACATAGGTGATTGATGATTGCATCTGCAGCTACCAACATAAAGTCCATCCGTTGAAATACAACGATAGGTCTATAGCCCAGAAGGGCTAGTCCCATAGCTGCACCTACTATGAGGTTCTCTGCTATTGGCATTTCAATACATTTCTTAATGGGTACATAGTCCATAGTGCCATATATTCTTCCAGCGTTAATTAAACCTTCACCTATGAATACGGTATCTTTCTGCTCGGATAACCATTCCATTGAATCAATTATATGTTCCTTATAGGTCATTTTTCCTCCTTAAAATAGTGTAAACATTTACTACATCTCTTTGACTTATCCTCTTTATCATTATAAATCAATCTTATATCAAATAGATAACAAAAGTCAAATTGCTTAAATGCACATCCGTTATAACAAAAGTTACCCTTAAAATTTGTTCTATCTCGTATCTCCCTTTCTAAAGGTTTTCTCTTTGGCATTAGACCTCCTTCATTACATAACCCTTACCATGTTTTTTAGTTCTTAATATTTTAGCGATACCAAATCCCATACCTGTATCTTTCCCTTTAATGATAACCTTATGACATTTAGGACAAGACATAACTTGTATAGTAGCGGAACCTGGTTTTACCTTATCTGCGTATAAATGTTTACACTTCATTTTAGCCCTCCAAATCATCTTCTATAACATAATCAAAAGTCTTACCTTTAATTCCAGGTTCTTCACGTAGTTCTAATATATATAACTTACCAAACAGCTTTTTACCAATACAGGTTACTGTCTTATTCCTACTTATATCCATAGAAGTAAAAGTTTTGCGAAAGGGTAAGATTGGTTTTACCCACCAAGGTATTGTTTTTATATATTTATCGTGAAACATTAGAACGTCACCCACTTCCCTACACCTACATGAGGATAAGTAGGAACATAGGAATATCTTAGAACATTTTGAGCATTGATAGGTTGATAATTATGCCATCTTTCAGCTTTAGTACTCTCAACAGCTCTATCATTATCTTCCACAATAAAAGTTAAAGGTAACTTCCTACAATTTGCAAACCTAGCAGCCTCAATAAAATGCCCTGTATCTTCTGTACCATCTCCCACGAAACACCAAACATGAGGACCTCTCTTTTGCCCTTTAAACTTTTTCTTAAGACCGAGGGCAACACCTACAGCTATAGCAGGAGTACCACCTATAATAGCTGAGGTGTAAAAGTGAATACTTGGGTCGTACAGATGCATGCTCCTTCCCTTACCCAAGCACATGCCCTCGTTTTTTCCGTATATTTCTGCTCTTAACTTCTTTAAATCCCCACCCTTAAGTAAATAATGATAGTGACTCCTATGGGTAGAGAATACATAATCTCTATCTTTAATCTGTGTAAATAGGGATATAAGAGTTGCCTCATTACCACCAGACAAATGTAATGGGCATCTTATCTTACCTGCTTCAAATTCTTTAGCAAAGTTTGTTTCAATGTTCTTGAGTTCTTCCTCTGTCCATTTACGCTTCATTTCCACCTCTCCTTCATTTCAATTATAATTGCTTCTTCTTGTTTAATAAAAACTCTTTTATGTCCAGTAGGTAGAGCTTGCCAACCACCATACATTTCAATATAAATGCTCGACTTAAAAAGTATTTTTGCTATTCTATGATCCTCCCCTAAACTTTTTATTACAAGGGCTTTAATTTCTTTTATAGCATCTTGTATTTCATCTTCGTTTGGAGCATCTAATCCACACTCACCCAATATTTCCCTTAATTTATTATGTAACATAGTTTAGCCCCTCCAACCATTTTTAATCAACCCAGCTTCTATAATAGCAAATACCTCATCTGCTCTTTTCTCATCCCGATACCAAAGTCCTAGATAACCTGTATGACAGAGCAGAACCTTAATTGCTTTACCATTACCATTAGATGCAGGATAACAATGCACAGCCGTAATATACTTCTCATTTACAATACATTGTTTGTCATTATCATCAGTTATTTTTAACATCATTGACTCCTGTGTTTGATTTTAAATTCTCTAAACCCTAATTTAGTTAAACGATTGATTTCGTTCTTGTAACTGACTCTCTTCCTATTAAAATCCCTGATTTCTATAGTTGTTCTAGCTACTTCGTCTGGAGTCATACCAGCAGGCAGTTGACCTTCTGGAGCTCTACGTAGGATATTCTCCCTGTTCCATATTTCTATGTTCATCTGCGTTAATCTAATAATAGCACTCAACAACGCACCAGTGAGCTTGAGGTCTAACCCTGCTATAGCTTCAGTTAAATATGTATGTTCCTTATAAGCCTCTTCTTCCCCAAAGAATATCTTTCTACTTAAGATAGTAACTCTATCTACTACATCACCCAAAGATTGCTTTGGTAACTTATTCCAATGTCCGTTCATAAACCTCCTTTCCGTAAGTTCAATTTTTGAATTTACGGGATATCCACTCAGTAATGGCATATATGCCAAAGCATATTCCTACGACTATTATAAAGCATAAACCCATAGCAAGCTGTGCTCCAAACCAGCCCAATCCAACCTCAAATGCAGTTCTTAGAAAATTCATTATAACCTCCTATATAAAGTTAATATGGTCTGGTGGATTAAGATAGTTGTCAATAAAGGCATTAGTGAAGTCGTGCCTGCAACAGCCCTTACATTCCTTATGAACATCGAAATCATACCTCATATGTTTTATGATATCCCAGTAATGTTCACTCTTTAATATTTCCCCTAATGATTGTTCCTTAAGATCACCGTAACAATACCTATCATCACCGAATAAATACCCACATGGGTAACATTTAGAACTTCCACTAATTTGGAATAATAATGGGCAATCTGCACAGTGACTATAAGCTCGTTTCCCTTTGGAATGTATCATACCCCACTTAGCAATGATTTTAGTCTTGAAATTGGATAGTTTCTCTGCCTCATGTAATCTTAGTTGAGTATCAAGATTATCATACCAGTTAAGGTTAAAGGGTTGCATTTCTTTACACCCTGGGTCACTAAATTGTTTAATAACAAAATAATCAACCTTATTCTCTACAGCCCATTTAGCCTCGGGAACAACATAATCTAAACATTGAGGAACAAGCACCATTTGTAAACCAATGGTACACTTATATCCCTTCTTTTCCTTTAACTCTATGGCTTTTTTAATATTAGCCTGCACGCACTTCCACTTGGGAACACCGTGAATGGATTTATATCCCACCTCATCAACAGCCGAGAGGTTGAAGCGTAGCCACGTGCAGGTGGATAATATCGTATCTAATTTTTTCTCATCTAAGAATATCCCATTGGTTGCAATACCCAAATCCAGTCCATTCATATGACCTATTTCACAAGCTTCATATAGAGCTGGATTAAGAGTAGGCTCACCATCACCTGTAACAACTAATGATTTAACTCCCAATAGAGGTGCATCATGGAATAACTTAATTAAAACATCCCTTGGAATTATATCATTGGACATCTTTTGGAATAATCCGTAACAATAAATACACTTTGCATTACATAACTTAGTTGCTCCTATATCAATGTGTAATGGAGCAATTCTTTGTCCATGTTTAAAGTGTTTCTCTACACGTTCCATGTGCCATAGTAACTTATTCCCATCGAATAGAAACTTATTTTCTTTCATCTCTCCTCCCTTATTCCTGTTATTTTAGCAATATAGGCAACAGCCGTATTAACTTTTGAATGAAAAACAGATGAATACTTATAATGTTCAATCGCTCTATTTTTCCTTCCATTTATATAGTCAGCATTTACAAGATATTGTTCTTTTTTAAATTCTTCATTGTATAGTAGCTCAAGTATATATTCAGCCAATTCTTCTCTTTTACTTATTTTGCTCACTTCTCCCCCCTTGCGTTTATGATTGCTTGGGCTAACATTATTGATGCTGGTGAACCAATTTCAATACGTGCAACTTCCCACATTATCTTCTCAAGCTCCTCCTTCTCCAACGGCTTGTAGAGGGCTTTGATTTCTCCTTGTGCTAAATCTAAACTTATGGCAGGTAAGTAATACTTTTCCAATATCAATCTTAACTCTCTATCTTTGTCTTTCACCTCACACCTCCATCATTTTGTTTTCTATCAACCATATTAACATTAAAGCCATAGCATTAGCCATAATGTCTCCACAAATTGTTGGTAATGGCTCTCCTTTACAGTTAATTGTTTTTTCATATCTAACATTCCAACCTGTTCTTTTATCTCTAAGGTAATTTTTCTTAATAGTAAGTTCACCTTTGCCAACTAAATAGTAAGGCAACATCTCCCCCAACTCTCCACAAGTGAAGGCGGACGTTACATGGTAAGATTCTTTTTCTTTTTCCAACCAACTAATATGATGAATTTGCCAACATTCTTCGTTTCCTTCCATATTTTCAAAAACATCAATCCAATAAAATAAACTATTTTGTTTAACTTCCAACTCTTTAAGTTTCTTAGCAAGTTCTAAACTACATACTTGGTTTTCTAGTTTCATACACACCTCCATCATTTATCATTGGTAGACTCCTTCTTCTCACACTCAGGGCAGATAGTTTCGCCCAACACTGAGTAGAATCTTAAACCACACTTCTCGCAGATTTCTAA